ACTGCCTCTGTTGATGCACTTGTTTGTGGAACTATGTTTGTAACAAGTTTAGCAAATCCATTTATTCTTCTGTAACCCCCCTCTATATCAGGTTCAAAGTTCTGAAGCTCTAATGCTTCTCCAGGTTGCATCGCAAATGTAGATTTATTTAAAACTAAGCCTCCCTCTAAAGGAAAATTTATAGGTTGTACTCTTGATAAATCTGGCATTATGAAGTTGTTTCCGTGCTAAAGTATCCTGCCATACTTGTTGGTCTTAGTACTACTGTTGACCTTACATACTCATATTTATTAACTAACAGCGTTTGTATGTTTTTTATGCCTTGCTCAAACCTTGCGAAGTTTAATTGATATTGCTCGATTTCACCTCGGTATTGATAAGCATATGAAGTGGCTCCATCTATTATTACTGGGGCGAACCTGTCGGGTATTGTTGTGGTATCGTCATGTGCTGATAGGTCAGATGGAAATGTAAAGTAATCATATTTTAAAGTATATCCTCTGTTAGGAAAAGGGAATAGTAAAAAATTATTGTCTAAAGTTCTAACGATATGTGAAGGAACTCCTCCACCAGTAAATTGAGCTACTTGCACACCACTAGCTATAGAAGCTGCTGTTGTGCTGTTAGCACCTCTTGTTGCACCTGTAAATGTTGTGCTTGTTGTTCCTGTATATGTTATCTCTTCATTTGCTATATGTATAGTCCCTGAAGAATCAAATCCTGATGTGCTAGATACAGTTATGGTTGTGACACTATCTGTATGGGTTGTGCTTGTAGTTGTAGTTACAATATCATCTTCTTGTTCAACATTGTTAGCTATGTATTCATTATATGACAATGTGCTTAAATTAGTTCCAGAAGTTCCTAAAGTTGAGTTTTTTACTATTCTAGCAGTGTTGTAATCAACATGTTTTGTAGAAGTAGGTAAAGTGTATTTTACTGTGCCTGGTACTAATACTTCAGTATGAGATGCATGATTAAAAGGGTAACTAAATTCTTTTTGATTAATATATCTTATGGCTTCATTAACTGCATTCTGGGCTTGAACTTGAATACCCCGTGCACTTGAGAAAGTAGACGAGGTCAGTTGTGGTTCATTAATACGTGCAAGCACGCTATTAGTTAATGTAAGAAAAGTTTGTGACATACTATTTTAAATAATAGGGGACAAAATTAATTGTCCCCATAATTACGCTATTAAGCTAATTGGTCTCTATCGACTTCGTCTGGCTTATCATCTAGTCCATGACCTGCTAAATCAATAACAGTTGCATAGACTCTGAGTCTGCCTGTCGCTGGAGCCGCACCTGCGATTGTGCAATCAATAGTATCAGTTGATGTGATAAATTGAGTATAAGTTGAAGCTGCACTTCCTACAACAGTATTAGTCTGACCATTAGTGCCTGCTGCACAAAAACCTGTAGAGGTTATATCTGCACCATCAATAATGTCATCGCCACCTGCGAAGTCCATGTCAAGTGTACAACTTGAAGTAAATGCTTTCATTACTTCTGCACCTGCATTTAGCACGAAAGTATTTGCAGGTATCTCTAGTACCTGAAATACATCTCCGTCTGAGAAACTACCACCTGCTGCTACTAACGCATCAATATCAAGGTAAGCCTCAATATTTCTCATTACGTGAGTATTCTTAGCTGATGGCATAGCCACGATAGAGTCGGAAGATACGCCAGTGGTATCTTTAGAAGTTAAATCAAAAGTCGCCATTTATACCTCCCCTACGCTACGTTGTATTTAGCAGTTACGATTGCTTCTGGTCGAAGAATCTTTCTGCCATATAAATGCATACCTCTTACGATGTCTGCGAAAGAATCAGGGTCTCTGTAAGACTCTGTCTTTGTTATCTGTGAAGCTGTTGCTACTGATGAAGAGTGTCCAGCTACAATAACGCCAAAGTTTGAGTTTTGGTTAGCAGAACCTGAAGTTCCTGGTCCTGTACCAACAGCAGGTAAGTTATTTGACATATAGATATCAAAACCATGTAATGAACCTATTGCCAAGCCGCTTCTTAATCCTCCTGACTCACCAAAATCTGCATTGAGAAGTCTTGAATCTTCATCTTTTAAGATTTCAACGAAAGTTGGATGTAAAACGAGCCATCTACCTTCTGTGTCTACAAACTGTGTGTCTAACAATCTGCCCATTCTTGCAATAACTTGCAATGGTGTAGCAGTTGCTGTTGCTTGAGCTGTAGCACCTGGCATTCTTGGAGCTAATGGAATAGAATGGTCACCAGCACTTGAAGTAGTAATGTTACCAAAGTCACCTTTCTTTAGCTTCATGCTTGTCAACAATTCATCTGAACCTGCAGTTGTTACAGCTTTTGTACCATTTACAGTATCGTTAGCTGTTCCTGCTACAGTGTTTAGAGATGACTGCTTGAAACCTGATAGGTAACCAAGGACTTCTTGGTCGTGTTGGTCACGGAGTCTATATCCAGCTCTGTCTGAAGCCATTGACTCAAAGTTAACGTGACTGTGAGCTTCCTCAATGTCGTCAACTTTAAAAGCAAAGTAGTTTGCTTTATCTACGACAAGAGAAAAGTCCTCATCGTCTAGGTCTTGTGGTTGAATGTTAACACCACGAGCATATTCTTTTACAGTGATTTCTGGTTCTTTGATAATTTTAACAGTATCACCATAATTCGCAATCTCTCCAAAGTAATCACTATTTGTGATTGACTCTACAACAGAGGTCTTACGAAAAGCTTGCTGAACCTTTTGGGAGTAAATAATGGGACTAAAGTTGCCATTAGGTAAATTCCCGTATCCAGCCGCAGTTTGGAAAGCCATGTTATCCTCCTAGGCTAATATAAAATACGAGTGCATACACAATCAAAAGGCTAGATGCAATTAGGTGTCCGTTTTGGGGCTAATTCAAACTAGGTAGTTTTTCTTAGTATAATTCGTGAAAATGTGTCAAGCAGGTGGTCATCAAAAAGATGGGCTGCTATTTATACATTTTATACCATACAAATTTTAAAAAGTAAAGAAAAATATTAAGCACGCCTGGTCATATCATAAATGAAATTACCAGAAGCTATTGCTTCTTTTATTTTTTCTTCATTCTTTTCAAACTCATGTGGCTTCATCTTTGCTACATCAGACTCTTTTATTTGATTTGCTTGTCCTGATTTAGTAGCAGAAGGTGTGTTTGAGCTACCTCTGGTTACAGCTTTTGCTGCATCTTTAGAAGGGTCTGTCTTCTTTTTGGGAGTAGAGGTAATACCCATATCTACTTTGTATAAGTCAATAGCTCTTGCTGCAGATTTAGAATCACTCTCATTTTCATATAGAGCTTGTTGAACCCATCTAGGTTGTATCTCTACCCAGTCATGAAACTCTTGGTCATTCCTAATAGTTTCAAAGTCAGGATGTATTCTCATAAGTTCTGCTTCTGCCATAGCACGAGTAGATTGTGCTTCTCTTTCTGCTATTAACTTCATTCTTTCTTCTAGTGAAGAGTCTAACTCTTTTGCTTTCTTAGTAGCAATACTTTCTACAATCTTAGCAACGTCAGGATATTCCTGAGACCACTGTGCAATCTCTTCATCTGACTTTGGTAGTTTTATTTCTTGAGATGCAGTTTGTGTTAGTTGTTGCTTTAATTTAAATATCTCATCTTGATATGACTTTTCTTTTTCTTGTGCGTGTCTACGCAAATCGCCATATCTTTTCTTAAATGTTTTTTCTTCAGGTGGTAAAGATTCTGTTTCAGCAATATCTTCTGCTTCTGCTTTTGCTTTACCTAAAGCTTCATCTCTTTCTTTTAAATTCTTTTCTAACTCTAACGCTTCTTTATCATCGTTACGTTTGTATCTTATTGGGGTCTTAACTATTTTTTGTTCTACAGCCATTTCAGCCATGTCTTTTCTCCTAGGGTTATCGTAGCCATTATTGGGGGATAAGTAGCTAGTAATTAATTCATAAATTATTTTTTATGAACTGCCAATCCTACTAAGTAAACTATAGGATGGATTATTTTACAAAAGATATTGCCGACCATGCTGTCTTTAGCTTTACCCTTTGTTAAAATATGTCTAAGGTGTTTTGTTCGTTCTTTTGCAAAGTAAGCACCAATACTAGTCAGTGTGTTATTAACTTTCATACCACGAACAAAAGGTTTGAATAACGAATGATATCCTATTTCATGTATAGGTGTCAAGTATTTTTTCTGATAAATGTACCAAGTCTTCATAGCTTCTGCCCAGTCATCAAGTTGAGTTTGTCTATACATCTCTGTGCAAACTATTTTGTCACCACTACCAGATGCTTGTGCATCATCAGCATAGCTTGTGCCTGGAACATCTGGGCTACCAACAGTCGCTGAAGATGATGTAGTTCCTCCCCTACCTTCAACTCCTCCTGCACCTTTACCTTGACTTTCAGGATTACTTTGGTCAGGACCTGCTTTACCAGCATCAGGGTCATTGATAGGATTACCATTTCTGTCCGTAACATTTGTGGTTGTTCCATTTGAAAAACTAAATGTGCCGTTAGAGTTTATACTGTATTTACTGCCGTTATCTGTTCTTCCTGTGCCGACACTACCACCATTTGCAGCAACAGCATCCTTCCCTCTATCAGAAAAGTTTTCATCTACCTCTCTTTGTCCAGGGTTTCTACCACTTCCAAATGTCTCATCAACGTCAAATCCTTTTTCTAACTCAGCTTGTTGAGCTATGCTTCTGTCACCATAAGCAGGACCTAAGTTTTGTTGAGATATTCTATCCATTTGTATATCTTGAGCTACATGAGTTGCTGCTAATCTATCTTCAGGTGTAATTGCATTTTGAGCTATTGTGTTTAAAGCATTTAAGTTTGCATTATAACTTTGTGTAGTCCCAGGCTTAGTTCCTGTAGGACCCATACCTGCTGCAAATTGTGTAGAATATTTATCGTAAGCATTTTGATAACTTTGTTTTCCCATGGTGTCTGCATCTCTGCCACCTGCGAATGTGTCAATTTGGTTACCTGTTGTTATCTCAGGAGCTATATTACTAGGTCCCCCTCTTGCTAAACTTTGTTGTGCCACATCTGTTACATTTTCTAAGAAACCTTTAGTATTAACTTGTGGAGCAGATACATTTGTAACAGATGGTATATCTTGTGTTACAGTATTTAATGATTTAGCTTGAGGTTTTTCGTCAGCGTATGCTTGGATAACTTCTTTGCTAGGTCTGCTCATAGGCATATCTTGAGAACGCATACCTACTTCACCTCTATATGAATTTAGTGCTGCTGTAGCAGCTTTACCTCTTTCTATTTCTTGTTTATTGTTTTCCATAAATCCAAAAGTTTGAGCTACAGGAGCAAAAGCTGATAATCCTAGAGCTTTTTGTCCAGTGGTTTGTGTGCTTATCAATCCCATCACTTCTGGATTTGGAGCAAAATAATTAGCTCTGCCTGTAGCCAGTGCTTCTTTTACATCTGCTATTCCTGTTATGTTTCCACTAAAATCATATTGGATAGCATATTCTTTACCTCCAATAGTAGTTCTAGCCCCTCCTAATCCTGCGTCTATCTCAGGGTCTCCACCTCCACCATCATCACTTTGCTGTATAACTCTAGTTGGTGCAACTGGAGCTGGTGTGTCGTCTGCTGGTGGTGGCGTACTATCATCGCCTGGCTTGTATGTCTGCTCTTGTTTGTAACTACCTACGTTACCAGCACCTACTACAACATTAGGATTAGTTACAGGACCTAGTGTGAGAGATGCTGGGCTTACCACTCCAGTAGTTCCTACAGGAGAGACGAGTCCTCTGACGCTAGGTTGTAGCTTGTCATCTATTCCGTCCCTATTTGTATCTGTAAAACCAGGAGCTTTTACAAATCTAGCTGATGCTGCTTGAGGAAGTGTAGCTGTTCCAAACTGTCCCAGTGCAGGGTTGTAGGCTTGTTGTTGTCTTGCTATACCTTGTGATGTAGCAACATTAGGAGCATCTAAAATGGTCATACCTGCTTGTGCACTCTTTACATCATCATCAACATAATCTACTTGACCTGCAGCTTCCATCTCTCCTAAGCCTTGTAATGCTTCTCTTCTTAAATTTTCATACATGCCAAGTCCATGATACCTAACGACGTTAGCTGGTACAACTAACTCTCCCTCACTAAGTAAAACATGTTGGTCATCTTTAACTTCATCTGAAGTTGCACCTGGAGGGGGGTCTGCAGGAGTTCCCTTAGATGCTTCTTCATACTCTGGTTGTGCTGAACCACTTACATCAATTACGACTGCTAGACCTTTTCCATTCTTTTTAGATTTTGTGCCTCCAGCTTTCATAGTTGTAGGTTGTTCATCCATGGGCATAGCTGCTAACGCAGTTGTCATAGGTGTAGTTGTTTCAGTATTTATAACACTCATAGGGGTGGCAATACCCTTTGCCTTATCTTGTTTTAATCTTTCTGAAACTAACTTCAGGGCTTCATCTCTTGGGTCAGGAACCTTTGGAGCTGCGGCTCTACCCAGCTTTTTTGTTTGAACTTGCTTATTACCTACTGGTGGACTAGTCTTTTGTGTCATCGGTGATATACCTAATCCTGCTGGTTCTGTCTTTGCCATACTGTTCTCCTAATTTTTTGCCCTTGCTAAAACTTCATCACGAAGAGTTTTTAGTCTTCTTATCTCTTGGATTGCTCCTTGTGCTTTTGCTATATTGTGAATGTCGTCATACTGTTCTAACAATTTGTGTAATTCTTCTACTCTGTGATTCATATATAATTCTAGTAAATCACTATTCTTCTTGCTATCTACTAAAGGTACAAGCTTACTAGCTACTTCTTTTATCACTGTCTGCCCCCTAGTAATTGTTGTAATTGGTCAACAACTGCAGGTTCTTGTGGAGCTGTAGCAGGATTCTGTGGAGCACTAAATCCTTGTTCGCCAGGGACAGGTGCTTGTCCTACACCAATATTACCTCCTCCACCTCCT